TGGTGGCAGCGGGATGAACAAGCTGATCGTGAACAACCTCGGCGTGTAGGCGGTCCGGCGATGAGCAACGTGGTTCTGACTCTGGGCGCGGTAACGTTCCAGGATTTCGAGGTGCCGGAGAAGATTGCCTACGGGGGTTCACAGCGCCTGGCGGTGCAGGCGCTGATTGGCGGTGGGCGCGTCGTTGATGTGCTTGGGCAGGATGATGGCGAGATCCTGTTTAGTGGTATTTTTGCAGGTGAAGATGCGACCGAGCGGGCGCAGAGCCTGGACGTGGCGCGGGCCGCGGGGGACGTGCTGACGCTGAGCTGGGACCAGTTTTACTATAACGTCGTGATTGCCGAATTCGCCGCGGATTATGAAAAATCATGGTGGATTCCGTTCGCGATCCGTTGCGTGATTGCGACCGATGATGTCGAGACCGACGCCGCGCCGGCGGCTTATCTGATCAGCAACGACCTTGCCGTGGTGTCATCGCTGCTTGGACAGGCGGGAATTTCTTTGAGTGGATTGACCAATCCGACGGCGGATGGGCTGGTGGCGGCGCAGGGGGTTATCTTGGCAGGGATTGCAAGTACCGGTGTTACCCTGAACGGGGGCGTCACGGCGCTGGCGAATGCGGCGGATGCGGCGACGGGGATTAGGGCGGTAAATCAGATTTCCGGCGCGTCTGAGTCGCTGGCGGCGTTGTCTGACATGAGCGGTTACGTTGGACGGGCCGCTGGCAATTTGGCGGGGCAATTGTTGTGAGCGTTCAGGTAATAACGGTCGCCGGCGGAAACTTGTATGCGCTGGCGGCGAAGTATTTGAATGACGCGACGCAGTGGATCAGGATCGCGCAGGCGAATAACTTGAGCGATCCGGTGCTCAACGGCGTGGTGACGTTGACGATCCCGCCCGTGAATGCGGCGGCGGGAGGCGGGATTGCCAGTTAACCAGCCGCAGGTGCAGGTGATTGTGGATGGGGTTCCGGTTCCGGGCGTGGTAGCGCTGGAGATCGAGAGCCTGGGTTATTTTTCCGCGGACCGGTTTTTGATTGTGTTTGCGATCGGTGCCGGCGCGCAGACGCCACTGGCATTCTTTGCCGGTCTTGGGCGGCAGACGATTACGATCGGGCTCGCACTTGGCGGGGCGGGTTTGGTGACGATGCTGATCGGGCAGATTGATAATATCCGGATCGATCTGCTGGAGAATACGGCGACGCTTAGCGGACGGGATTTGTCTGCGCAACTGATCGACAGCGAGATTGCGGAGACGTTTGCGAACCAGACGTCGAGCCAGATTGCGATGACGATCGCGGCGCGGCGTGGGCTGAGCCCGAACGTCACGGCGACGCAGGTTCAGGTTGGACAGTACTATGAGCTGGACCATGCGCGGAATGCGCTGGGGGCGGGCGCACGGGCGACGACGGAATGGAATCTGCTGACCTGGCTGGCATTGACAGAGAACTTTGCCTTGTCCGTCAGCGGCAGCGTGTTGAATTTCGGGCCGCCGGCGGTGCCGGTTCCGGTGTTCTATCGGGTGCAGGATTTCATCTCGCTCTCGTTGGATACGGCGACGACGTTACCGACGATGGCGACGGTGAAATCCTGGAACAGCCGGAACAAGACCGTTAATGCCGCGGCGGCCGGGACAGGCGGGGGCCTTGCAACGACGGTAATCCGCCCGAACCTGACGGCCGCGCAGGCTGCGACCATGGCGGTGAATCATCTGACGATCCTGGGGCAACATGCGATGATTCTGACGGGGACGATGCCGGGGGACCTGGTGCTTACACCGACGTCGCAGATTTTGCTGAGCGGAACAGAATCGGTGCTGGATCGGGCCTATGCGGTTGAAGCGGTGACGCGGTCGCTGGATGCGCGGACGGGATTTACCCAGAGCGTGCGCGCCTATGCGGTGGCGGCCTGACATGGACCGCTTTTGGAATGCGGTGAAGGCGCGGGCGGGTGGTTTGGATGGGATGGGCGGCGTGGCGCGGTTTGGGCTGGTGTCCAGTTTCGATCCTAGCGCCTATGCGGCAAAAGTGCTGATCCAGCCAGAGAACGTGCTGAGCGGCTGGCTGCCCGTGCTATCCGCCTGGGTGGGTGCCGGCTGGGGATTGGCGGCACCGTTGACGCCGGGAGATCAGGTCCTGGTGATCGCCCAAGAGGGCGATTCCGAGCAGGGCGTCGTCGTCGGGTGCGTGTGGTCCGCGGTGGATAAGCCGATGGGCACGCCGGCGGGTGAGTTGTGGCTGCAGCATCGGACCGGGAGTTTTCTGAAATTGCGCAATGACGGTACGATAGATTTGCTGGCGCCGACCGTGAATGTGACCGGAAATTTGGTTGTTAGCGGTGATATCTCAGATCAAAATGGCGCGCATGGGACGGTTGCAGCGCTACGCAACGCCCATGATACGCATGTGCACGGCGACCCACAGGGCGGTGAGACCGGCCTGCCTTCGGTGACCGTTTGATGGCTGATTTGGCGCTGCAGTTCGGCGGTGATCTATCGCTTGGCGTGACCGGAGATCTCGCGGTGTCCGACGGCTCGACGTTGACCGAGCAGCGGGTGCTGCGGCGGCTTCTGACCAATGCCGGCGACTATATCTGGCAGCTCAGCTATGGGGCCGGGCTCGGGCAGTTCGTCGGTCAGCCTGGCGGGCAGGCGGCGATTGCCGGTGCCGCGCGGTCGCAGATGCTTTTGGAGGCGGCCGTGGCGGCGACGCCGGCGCCGGCGATTACCACCACGGCGGCGAGCGACGGCACCGTGACGCTGACGATCCGTTATGCCGACGCCAGAACCGGGCAGACCAGCCTTCTCTCTTTTTCGGTTTAGGGTTTCATGCAATTATCGTTGCAGAATTTTTCCACCTTGGTGGAGAACATGGCCGCGGCCGTGCAGGGTACCGCGCAGAGCCTGCTGGATCTGACCGTCGGGTCGGTGCTGCGGGCGATTCTGGAGGCCAATGCGTCGCTGGCGCTGTGGCTGCAATGGTTGATCGTGCAGGTGTTGGCGACGACGCGGCTCGCGACGAGTAGCGGCAGCGATTGCGACACGTTCGGCGCGGATTTTGGATTTTACCGGCTGCCGGCGGTGGCGGCGACGGGGGCGGTGACGTTTTCCCGCTTCACGCCGAGCGCGGCGGCCTTCATCCCGGTCGGCACGGATGTTTCTACCGCCGATAACACGCAGAGTTTCACGGTGATTGCGGCGGCGACCAATCCGGCGTTCAACGCCGCGTCCGATGGGTATGATCTCGCGGCCGGTGTTGCCAGCGTGACGGTGGCGGTTGCCGCGAACGTGGCGGGTAGCGCGGGCAATGTGCAGCCCGGCGCGATCGCGGTGTTGAGTTCGGCAGTGGCCGGCGTGGATACGGTCACCAACGCACTGGCCATGACCGGCGGCCTTGACGCGGAGAGCGACGCCGCGTTTCGGACCCGGTTCGGAAATTATCTGGCCAGCCTCTCACAGGCGACGAGCCTCGCGATCGGCGAGGCGATCGCCGGCATTCAGCAGGGTTTGACCTATGCGATTGCCGAGAATGTCGATCAGACCGGGGCGGTGCAGATGGGGCATTTCGTTGTCACCGTGGACGATGGCAGCGGCGACCCGCCGGTTAGTCTTCTGAATACCGTGCAGCAGACGGTGAACGCGATTCGGCCGGTGGGATCGAGCTTCGCGGTGCAGGGGCCGCAGGTGACGCTCGCCAATGTGTCGATGACGCTGACGACGGTGGCCGGTGCGTCGCATCCGGCGGCCGTGGCAGCGGTGGCGACGGCGATCGAAAGCTATATTGCCGGCCTCGGCGTCGGCGCCACACTGAATTACACACGCCTGGCGCAACTGGCCTATGCCGCGTCTGGTGCGGTGACCAACGTGTCAGCGGTGTTGTTGAATGGTGGGACGGCGGATCTTGCGCCGTCGCAATTCGGTGCCGTGATCGCCGGCACGATTACGGTGGACTGAGGCAGTGACCGGCGATACCAATGACATGCTGGGGCGGCTGAAGCTGGTGCTGCCGGCCGGGTGGTTTGCCGATGCGACGCCCGTTTTGGATGCGGTTCTGACCGGTCTGGCGACGGCCTGGAGCGGTCTGTACGGTCTGTTGATGAATGTGGCGGCGCAAGCGCGGATCGCGACCGCGGGCGGCGTGTTTCTGGACATCGCATCGGTTGACTATTTCGGGACGGCGCTGCCGCGCCGCGCCGGTGAATCGGATTCCGCGTTCAGCGCGCGCATTCGCGCGAATCTGCTGATCCCGCGGGCGACCCGTGCGGGGCTGGTGCAGGCGCTGACGGTGCTCACCGGCCGGACGCCGACCGTGTTCGAGCCGCTGAACGCGACGGATACCGGCGGCTACAACACCGGCACGCTCGGCTACAACACCGTTGGCGGCTATGGCTCGATGAATTTGCCGTTTGCCTTTTTCGTGACTGCGTATCGTCCGAATGCGACGCCGGTCAGCCATGCCGGCGGCTACAATGTCGGGCCGGGCGGCTATGATTCGGCGCCGATGTTCTATGCCAACACCAGCAATTTTCCCGGCGCCATCAGCGATGCCGAAATCTATGCCGGTGCGGCCGCCGGGCTGCCGGCGGCGACGACCGCCTGGATGAACATTTCCAATTGAGGATTCGGTTATGGATCGTAACATCGTCTATCCCGGAAGCATACCGCTTGATACCGATATCCTGGGCTTGAACCGCAATGCAATGGTGGGCATCGCGGCGCTGACCAGTGCTGTGTTGGGCAGCGGCGTTGTGGTTGATGGCCTGGCTTGCACGCCGACCGCGCCGGCTTCGCTGACGGTCAATGTGGCGCCGGGCAGCATCACGCAACTCTCCCCGCTCGACGCGAATGCGTTTGGCTCGCTGGCTGCCGACACCGCTGACCAGATCGTCAAGACCGGGATCAACCTGGCGGCGACCAGCTTCACGATGGCAGCACCTTCGGTGGCGGGCGAGTCGGTGAACTATTTGATCGAGGCGGCGTTTGCCGAGACCGATACCGATCCGGTGGTGTTGCCCTATGTGAATTCGGCGAATCCAGCGCAGCCCTATTCTGGGCCGGGTAACTCCGGCACCCCGCAGAACACGCAGCGGATTCAGCGGGTGCAACTGCAACTCAAGCCGGGCGCCGCCGCGCTGTCGGGCACGCAGACGACGCCGGCGGTGGATACCGGCTGGGTCGGGCTATACGTCGTTACGGTGAATTACGGGCAGACCGCGATCACTGTCGGTAGCATCGCCGAGGCGACCGGTGCGCCATTCGTCAGATACAAGGTTCCAGCGTTGCGGCCGGGGTTTGGCGCGATGCAGGTGTTTACCAGTTCCGGGACGTTCGTGGTGCCGAATGGCGTTACGGCGGTGCAGGTCAGGGTGCTCGGCGGCGGCGGTGCGGCGGGCTATCACAGCACGTTGCCCGGCGGCGGCGGTGGCGCCGGCGGCGAGGCGTTTGGGATCGTCACCGGCCTGACGGCCGGTCAGAGCATCGCGGTCACGGTAGGCGCGGGTGGCGCCGCGCCGAGTTCACAGGCCAGCGGCAATAACGGCGGCACGTCGAGCTTCGGGGCGTTCATGTCGGCGACCGGCGGGACGGGTGGTCAGGGTGGCACCGCTGCCAATTTTGCGATGGCCGGTGGGACCGGCGGCGCCGGTGTCGGGGGGCAGGTCAACCGCGGCGGGTCGTGTGGTGCGGATTCGATCGCGGTTGCGTCCCGCGGCGGCGATGGCGGCGGTCCGGGTA